TGGGCGGATCAGCCGGCGGGGCCGGGTCAGCGGGGGCCACCTCATCCTGACTCGCAGGCTGGGGGGTCGGCTCGCTGTCATTGACAGCGGGCGCGGGGTCACTCCCGGCGTCCTGCCGCGGATCTTCATCCGCGTAGTCGAGGGGAGTGGTGGTCGGGTCGGTGGTCATGGTATCTCCTACTCAGTCGGTGTCAAACCGGGCCGGGCACGCCTTCGGGCGAAGGCGGTCCCGCCTCGGCCATGGTCGGCGCGCCGTCGCCCGGCGTGGGGGTCGGGTTCGCAGCGTTGCCGCGCGGGGCGGTCGGGCCGGGCGCGCCGCCTGCGCCAGCGGGCCCTGCGGGCATCCCCATCATGGCGCGCATCGCCATCTTCTCCGGGGTGAGCAGGTACTTCCGCCAGTCGTTCTTGCCCATCTCGTACATCATGTCTTCGAGGATTGCCTCGCCGTCGACGGGCAGCCTGAGGGCGGTCGCCACGTTGGCGAACTTCTCCATCGTCGCGAGGTTCTTCTCCGCGTCCGGGCGCCCGGTCGAGCCCGCGCGCACCTCCAGCTTGAGGTAGCGCAGGAACTGCTCGCGGCCCAGGAGCGGCCAGTAGGCCTCGGGCCCACAGATCCGCTTGATGTTCTCCTCGGGGAAGAACTGCACCGCCATGTAGGCGACGTCGTAGAGGATGTCGTGGATCAGCTCCTCGACCAGCCCGCGGCGGAAGTCGGTCTGCACACCCATCTGCTCGTTCGCGATGGCCGCGGTCGTTGCCAGATCACCCTGGCCGGAACCAGCCGCGTTGCGGCTGATGCCCGACATCATTTCCATCTCCATGCGCGTCTCGTCACGGCGGTACAGCTCGGGGTTAAACGGCAGCGGCTTCGTCTCGGCGAATGCCTTGTTGATCTCGTCGGGGCTGTCCAGCTCAATGACTTGGTACGGGTAGCTGTTCTCGATTTCTTCCTTCTCGCCAGGCTTGAGCGTGTTCCGGCGAACGAAGATGCGCGGGAAGGCGGCGTTCTGGGCCTCGGCCTCCTGCGTGCGGCGGCGGTTCAGCTCGTCCTGCAGCTGGCGGGTGAGCACAGTGTCCGACAGCGGGATCGCGCGACCTGTGACCCGGTTGAAGGGCAGGAAGTAGAAGGGGAACCAGCGGCGCCCGACGACCGTCGGGGCGTAGTTCATGAGGAACCGCTTCATGCCCTCGACCCAGACATAGACACGGCCCGACGGCTTGTGCCACATCTCCCACACGGCGCAGCGGCCCATGTTCGAGGGCGTCTCGATGTCAGTGCGGTCGGTCGGCGTCTCCTGGCTGCCGGAGTTCTGGTACGCGCGCCCGGTGGTCCAGCGGCGGTCAGTGCCCATGGCCCGGCCATCGTCGCCGTAGACTATGCACTGGCCGACTTCCTCGGGCGTCACATCGAACTTCGCCCCAAAGGTGTCGTAGTCCATGAAGACCCGGTGGGCCATGCGCTGGCCCTGGTACAGCGCCTCGGGGGACGCGACGGTCCAATCGAAGCGGAAGTCTTCGGGCTGGATCGGGTCAAGGTTGAAGCCGAGGAAGCGTGCGATCTCGCCGACGTCAGTGTCGGCGGGCAGCTGCCCAGATTCGAGCTGCTGCAGGCGGGCCAGGCGCGGGTCATTGAGGTCCTGCTGCTGAACTGGCTCGCCCGTCACCGGATCGACCGCGGGCATGCCCGTCATTGGGTCGATGACCGGGGCCATGGCCGGGGCGTTGTTGATGAGGTCTTCCTCGATCTGCGCCTGGACGTAGGCGATGACCACCTGCTTGAGGTCTTCTATCTCCTGGGCGAGCGCGCTATCTGGGCTGATCTGCCCTGCCTGCTGGCGCTGCAGGAGCCACTGGTAGCGGGCGAGGTTGTCGAGCTGATCGTCCTGGCGGCGGGTGCCGAGCGGATCGAGCTTCGGATCCTCCTGGGGGTTCAGCTTGAAGATGGCCCAGGACACCGTGCTCGCGTCCTGGATGCCGGCGCGAATCAACCGGCGCAGTTCCATCTCCTCCGCCATCTTCGAGCAGAACGTTTCGAGTGTCTTGCCGTACTTGGCCAGATCTGGCGGGTGCTGCCCGATGACCGGACCCGGCTTCCAGGAGATGGCCGGATCCCGCGCGTAGAGGTTCGCGAGCAGGACGATCTGGTTGCGGAGAATGTAGTTCGTCGCGACCGTGCTGTCCTGGTCGAGAAGCATGCACTTCTCGTTCACGTACACGCGGTCGGAGTCGTACTGCTCGTACCAGTTCGTCAGGAAGGCCGGGACGGTGACGAGGGAGGTGAACTCCGCCACCTGCGCGGCTTCGCGCGGTAGCGGATCGGGCTTCTCAGGCTCGGCCTGCTCGATCGGAGTGACCACGTCAGGCGTGGCGACCGGGGTCATCTCGTCGTCGGTGGGTCCGAAAGTAGCAGGGTCCATGTGGCCTCACGGTAGACAGGGGGCGGGGTCGATCAAGGCGCGGTCGGGGGCTTCTGCGGCTCGGGCTTCGGCGTCAGCGCCTGCTCCAGCACCTTCATGTGCTGATTTGAGATCGAGAGCAGCACGCTGCGGGTTTCCGCTGGAACGTGCTCCAGGGCGCAGTTGAGCATCTTGGCGAGGCCAGCGAGGCTATCGAGGGCGGTGGGCTGGTTCACGACTGAGTCTCCTGTGCATCGCGGGCGTCCTGCTTGGAGCGGACCCACGAATAGATGAGGGCCATGACCTGGGCGTCGGTCGCGGTCTGGCCGGGGATGATGGCGTCCGTCTGCGGATCGCGCAGCGGGAACTCGTTGGACGGGTTGAACTGCGTGCCGGGCAGGTCACCCAGGTCCTGTGGCATGCCCTCGCGGTCGGCCAGACGGACGAGGTTCTGTTCCAGAACCTGCACGGTTGGCTGCGGAGCGCCGGCAGGGTTGGCAGCCTGGGCAGCGAAGGTCCGCATATCGGGCGGCGTCCAGATGCCGATGTAGCGGGTGCGGCGACGGACCTCGCCGGGGTTGGTGGTGGTGTACTGGATGGTCATGGGGTTCTCTTAGTTGACGATGCGTAGTGAACGATATCCGGTGCCAGCAGAGTCGGCGGGGCCCCGCAGGACACGCTTGAGAGCCCCGGCGGAGGCGTCGTAGATGAACAGGCGGATGTCGTCGGCGGTGGATGACTCGTCGACACGTAGTATCTCTGTGATCGCAGCGCCGAGGAATATGCTGCAGTTGTTCCCGCCGCCCGCATACTGCCCTACTAGGAACTCATTTGTCCCAGCGTGCGATGCCCCGACAACCCCCTTAAATGTGTCAGCCTGCGCGAAGTAGTACGCGCCTGCTGCGGCGATATTCGCTTTGAGGTATAGCTGGCTCTCATCGCTCGGAGTGGCAGTCCACATGCGCGAGGTGCGGATGTTGCCACCAACCCGCAGCAGCTCTGAGCCGCCGGTGTCGGTTCCGAGGACCATTGTACCGTCGTAATTGACGCGCAGGCGAACGGCGGCTGCCGTGGCGTCGTACAGATACCACGCACCACCTGCGGCCCCCTCGACACCCGTGTGCCATTCCCGTTCTGTGTTCTTGATCCGGTGCGTCACATACGCGGCGCTGCTGCTTTCGAGCAGCAAGGTGTCACCCTTGAAGTGGCCGTTTCCGCCAACCCGCAGCAACTCGCTGCCGCCGGGATCGGTGCCGATTACCTCAGTTTTGCACGCGAAGTCGCCTAGGTACGACATGGTTGCCTGGGGCGAGAACACGGACCCGTCCCAATATCCAAACCGGATGAACCCGCTGACGTTCGCCCCGAGGTCCACCATTCCGGCACCCGAGCCATTGAGCACGCCGAAGTAGGTATCGTCGTTGGCGTACCAGCCGAGCAGACCGCTGCGCAGGCCGTCCCCCGCCCGAGCCAGGGTGACGAGACCGGCAACGGACGCCGTTCCAGCCGTGATCCTGCCGCCCACGCGCAGCAACTCGCTGCCGCCAGGATCAACCCCAATCGCCCCGCCCGCCTTGTCGAACTTCGCCGCGAGGTCCGCGACGAGGTTCGTGACAGCCGACTGCGGATGCTGATCCGCGACCGAGCGGTCGGCCAACGCCGTGTGCGACGTCGGGGTCACGCTCGACAGCGTCGTCTGCGATGCGCGGGCACCCGTGATGTAGGCAAGCGCGGCAAGACGCACCTTGCCGACCGTCGTGTTCGCGGCTTGGCAGGAGAAGGTCAGGCGGGTGAACGCGACGAACTCGGGCGACAGCCCGGCGAGGTTGCCGAGCGACAGGCTGCGGAAGTCCTCGGCCTGGGCCGCTGCGAGCGAGGCATGCGCCACCTGCGGCTGCAGGAACAGCATGCGGTAGGTCTGCGATCCGGCATCGCTCGTCGCGGGCAGCAGGATCTGATAGACGTTGAGGAAGTCGCCCGTCGCGGCTTCAACATCCGCCCCGGTCGTGGCATTGTTCCAGTTGGGGTAGGTGCCGGTCGTCCGCGTCAGGTACGGCTCGGCAGTCCGCACGGTGATGACGCCAGCCACACCGATGCTGATGTGCGTGTACGAGCCTTCGGTCAGCGCGGGGATCGTGCTTGGGCAATCCTCGTCCAGAATCTCTGCGGCGTCGAACCCCGGGGTGATCGCCGCAGCGGTGTCGGTGTTGAGGGCGTAGGTGCCCGCGGTCGGGATGCCGCCGCTGCGGCGGTAGGTCCCGATCTGGTCGTGCAACTCGCGGTGCACCTGCCATGGCATGAGGCCGTGGCACTCACGCACACCAAACGAGACGCCGACCGGGTTGTTGTAGTCGACGTAGGCAACCGGCCCGTTGGCCTCAAAGTCCCACACCGTGTTCGACCAGACGATCGAACCCCCGGTGCTGAACATGAGGAACCACGAGCCGTTCGTCGCGGTGTGCGCTGACGAGGTCCACGGGCTCGCGAGCTGGTAGCGGGTGCCTTGATACCAGTAGACGATGCCGCCGGCCTGGGTGAGTGTGATCGTCCTGGCTGCAGAGTCGTAGCTGACGCCGACCGACTTCGGGTCCTCGAAGCCAGTCGGCTCGCGCAACGCGGCGTCCTGTCGGTTGAGGTCTGCGAGCCCGCCTTCGACTTCGAGCCCGTCCTCGCTCCAGTAGCACTCGCCCTCGACACGCGTCCGCGTCGGCGGGGTCGTGTCCAGCTTGATCGCGTCGACGCCGAGGTCGCCGTCGATGTCGAGGAGGGCAGCGGCATCGTCCCACGTCACATTGTTGACCGGCGTGTGCGTGCCGTCCGTCTGGGCGGTGAGCATGCGCTGGCCGGTTCCGGCGTGGTCGAGGACCTTCAGATAGGCGTCAGGCCCGATCTCAAGCCCATCCGCAGTGGCCTGCGTGGCCGTCACCGTCACTGATGCTGGCCACGTCGATCCGTTGATGACGTAAGACTCCGAGTGCCCCCCGCTCCATGTCCCTGCGTAGGTTCCGGGATCCGTTGGCCACTCGACCCAACAAACGGTCGGGGCGGGGTTCGCAGTAACCCACGTACCGCAACTGGCATAGCCCGCGCCTGTGATCGGGTTCCACAAGAACGAGGCAGACCGCGAATACTCCCCGTCGTTATATGCGGTGACGAACGAATAGGCGTCCCCAACCATCTCGACGAACGGGAGCGTCTGAACCCCCGGCACCCAGGTTGGTACGCCAGATACGTTGGAATCGAGCGTCGTTGACCCGTAATCGACAGTCACCGAGGTGACGCCTTCGATGCCCGTGACGCCGGACTTCCACACGACCTTTGGCACCGGCTCCAGGGTGCCATCGGGCAGCGCAGTTTGCATGCGCTGTGTTGCGGCAGCGTGGTCGAGCACGCGCAGGCCAGCGTCAGGCCCGATCTCCAGGCGGGCGGGGACCGTGAGGACTCCGTCAACTGCCACGGTCACGGTAGCCGGCCACGTCGACCCGTTGATGACGAAGGATCCGCTGTACCCGCCGCCCCACGTTCCTGCATATGTGCCAGGGTCCGTCTCCCAATTAATCCAGCACGTCGTCGGGCCGGGGTTGGCCGTCTCGAACGTGGCGCAGCCCGTGTAGCCAGATTCAAGGATTGGGTCCCAGAGGAATGACGCGCGCTTGGTGAATGATCCGTCGACGGTTTCGAGGCGGAATAGGTAGGCGTCACCGGCCATGCCAACGAATGGCAGGATGAGTGCGCCCGGCGTCCACGTTGGGGCTCCGCCGACTGATGAGTCTACGATGGTCGCTCCGAAGTCGGCCAGCACGGAGGTCACCCCTGCGATGCCTGGGACATCAGCGCCCGGCACCCACGTCAGCTTCCGTTCAGCCCGCTGCAGGCCGTTCTCGCCCGCCAGCACACCTCGCTCTCCGACACCGGCCTGGCTGCTAGCGCGAAGCGCTGGGGCGTTGAGCGAGATGTTATCGTATGTGACGGCAGGATCACCGCCGAGCTGGTTGCTACCCTGCCAGATGGCGACACGCCCGTTCGCGGCTCCGTCGCCGAGCTTCACCCCGGATTCGTTGATCTGGGACTGCAGTAGCGTGTCGGCTTGCTTGCGCTCCGCCGTTTCCTTGGCCAGTTCAGTCGAGAGGTCGGACGACGTGTTCGGAAGAATGCCCTCCTGCTCCAGGGCGGCGAGTAGGTCTGCCATGGGGAGCGGATGGACGTGGTCTGACCGCGACGGAACAGTGCTACCGCCGGGAGCGGCAGCTCCGCCGACGGCGATAGGCTTTGGTTGGTCGGTGCGGAAGGTCGTCATGCTATCCCAGGTAGAACGCGACGATGAGCTGCCCACTCCCAGCGAAATAGATGTCCCGCACTGCAGCCGTCGGGATCTCCTCAACCTGGCCCGCCGGGACCGGGAAGATAGCCGTGGCCTCACTGTCGCCGTACGTCCAGTCAGCAGTGCCGACGAGCCGGGTCGCGACGACCCCGGGCGGGACGTTCGTCAGCTTCGCAGCAGCCCCGAGGTCGTACTGGCGAACCTGGGGCGGACGGGCGACGGTGGACGGCATGGCCTCACCCTATCCGCCGGTAGACCACGGTCGAGAGGCCAAGCCCGGTCCACAGACCGAGCCCGCGGCGCCGGGCCTGGACCAGCGGAACCGGGGTATCCCCCGTCTCGCCGAGCCAGCTGCCGAACCAGTTCCCGGACCAGGAACCATCCCAGCTCATGACGGATCGAGCGTGGTGATGTTGCGGGTGCCGCCGGAGCGGGTGCCCGCCACGCGGGTCTTGGTGCCATCGACCGACTTGAACGCCGGGTTGGTGTCGAGGTTCGTGGCATCGCCAGCGGCGACCGCGAGCAGGAGGCGCAGGACTTCCTTGAGGCTGACCCCACTCTCGACGATCTGGCCCATCGTCTCCTGGGCGATGTCGAACGCCGACGGCTGGGCGCCGGTATCGAGCTTGGCCGAGGCGTTGCCGAGCGCCGCGAGCCCCGGGGTGATCGTGGCCTCCCCGGTCAAGACCGCCTCGGCGTTCCAGGCAGCGTTTGCATTGGCAGCGATGGCCGCCGCACCGACGAGCGTGATCGAGAGATTGCCTGTCGCCGTCAGCGAGGCAGTCTGGTCGCTACTGGCGCCAAGGAACGCCGCGGCAAATCCGCTGTCCTTGAGCGTCGGGATCGTGGCCCGGTAGGCGGACTGGTAGCCCTGTGGAACCGAGGTGTACGACCCGAACCCGCGCGCGTTCTCCCACAGCTTCGCGCGCCGCTTGTTGATGCAGCGCCCCGTCGAGTGGAAGGTCCCGCCGATGTAGCAGGGGAGGTCGGCGTAGGTCTGGTTCCACAGCAGGGGCATGTTAGCCCCAGACGGTGTCGAGCGACCCGATGACGGTCTGGCCGGCGGTGGCCGCGCCACCGATCTGGATGAACATGCCGAGGCAGGCGTCGTCGAAGATGCGCTCGCCGAGGATCCACTCGCGGGCACCCGCGAGGTTGGCTGCCGCGAGCGGGATCTGCGCGATGGGCCGGTGCAGGATGAACGCGCCGACGCCGGGCGTCGCGCCCGTGCCGATGGTGTAGCTGGTGATCTGGCGCACGCCGACGTCCCCAGCGGCCAGCGGCATGTGCGGGCCGCCGACGGTCGCCGCCGTGCCCGTGTCGCCCCATAGGGCGCCAGCAGGGGTGGTCGCGCTCGGAGCCTGCATGGCACGCGCTGCCGCCTGCGTGTTGCCATCTTGGTCAACGTAGGTCAGGGTGATCGCGCCGTTGCCCGCTGTGCTGGCAGTCGTCTCGACCACCGAGCACATGACGCCCTTGGCGTTGGTCATGCGCGTGTCGCCAGCGCCGGTCCACGTCGGATGGTTCGACAGTGCCGTCGGAGCGCCGGTAAGCGCGCACGACGGATAGATGTGGAGGATGTCGGTCAGCAGTAGGAGAGCTGGCGTCAGGGTCGCGCCACCTGTCTGGGCCAGGAACTCCTGCAGGTGCCGCAGGTCAGTCGCCACGTCGGCGCCGATCGGGATACGGCCCGCGGTCGCGCCATTGCACACGACGCCGACACCAGCCGTGCCGGTCAAGGTCATCGGGCCACCGGTGCCGCCGCCCGACAGCATTTCGTGCCAGCGGCCCGCCGACGAGGTGGCACTGGTGAACACAGTACGGTTGAACGGGACGAAGGCCCGCTTGCCAGCTGCCTTGGCCGCCACGATCGAATCGACGCCAGTGAATGCCATGGCTCAGGACTCCGCGACGACGAGGGTGGTCGCCGCGAACTGCGGCTGGATGTTCACGTTGACGACCAGAGGTGAGGCGAGTGCACCGGTGTAGATCACGGTTCCGGCGCCGCTGGCGTTCTCGCCGATCGAGACGTGGGTGATCGTCTCAGGCAGCGTGCCGCCCGTGCAGTTGCCGAACTGGATCAGCGCGTTGTTGTTGGACGTTCCCCCTGCGGCAGCAGTGAACGCGCCCGCCGCGCTGCGGGTGAGCGCCACGCGGGCGTAGCCGGTGTAGGTCGCCTCGTTCGAGGTCTGGTCGCCGCCGAGGCCGACCGCCGCCGTGTGCAGCGACAGGTACAGGGTCCCGGTGCCGTCCCACGAGGGGTCGACGTTCCGCAGGAACTTGTTGAGCGTGTCGTGAATCGACTGCGTGGTCTTGGCGGCCATGGCTCAGCCCTTCATCGCCTGCGAAATGGCCTCGGCCTTGGCGACGACGGCGGTGGCCTCGGCGAGCTTCGGGGTGATCTCGGCGAGTGCGGACTCGATCTTCGCCAGCTCGGCCTTGGCCTTCCGCTCGGCGGCCTCAGACGCGTTCTCGCGCGCCTTGGCCTTGCCTGCAGCGTCGGTGGCCGCCATGCACATGGCGGTGGCCTCGGCAGCCGCCTTCGACTTGATCGTCTCGGCGTCGACCTTCGCCTGCTCGACCGTGGCGAGCGCGATGCCCTGCGCGTCGGCCTCGGCCTTCGCCTTGGCTTCGAGGGCCTTGGCCAGTCGGCCCTCGGCGATCGAGACGCGGGCCTGGACATCAGCGAGCGCACGCTCGGCAGCGCCGCGGCGGGCATCCACCTCGCGAACAGCCTCGAGTGCGACAGGGAGCTGGGTGAGGACGCGGCCAAGCTGCGAGAGCTGGCCGACGAGAGCGTCGAGATCCGACATGGTTACTCCGGCTGCACGACGACCGAGTCGCCCGTGACGTTGATGGTGAGGAACTGGGCGCAGATCGGCAGGCGGTAGACGCCTGGGATGCCCAGCGTGACGCGCGCCCCGAGCGGGTCACGCATCGGGACGAAGGTCTTGCCGTCGAGGCTGGCGTCGACCGCGATGGCCGAACCCGCCGTGATCTGCACCAGGACAGCGCGCGGGCGGTCGAAGGCGATCTCGTGCACACCACTCGGGATGATGAAGCGCGGGCCGTTCGGAGTCTGGATGCAGGTCGGGGTCATGAGGTTTTCTTCCTGACGGCGTCCATGGTGTCACGAGACTGCTTGCGCTCAAGAGACTCTGTCAGCTTGTCCCATGCAGCGTCATCGAGGCGGTCCTTGGCGTGCTCAACGCCTTCGACGACCTCGCCGAACCGGCGCTGGTAGGTGTCGCGCTCGCGAGCCAGTTCGTCCCGCTCCTGGGCGGCCTTGGCGGATCCGCGGCGCATCCACCACGCGGCGAGAAGTCCGACGACCCCTCCTCCGGCCAGAGGGCCGCCGAGTCCGCCGAGCATGGCCCCACCGATCTCGCGAGCCTCGGGGAACTCGTAGGTCTTGCGGGCATTCTCCTCCGTGTCCTCGGTGCGAAACCGCGTCACCCGCGTCGGGTGCATGACGAACTGACCGATCGGGGTGTCGACCACCATCGGTCCAGCCACAAGGTCTTCTCGCTCCACCGTTCGCGTGGTGCGCTCGGTCGTCGAGCCGCAGCCGACGAGGACCATCACCAGGGCGAGCAGGAGCCAGTTCATTCGCGCATCGCGTAGTAGGGCGGGGCCTCGCCGAGTCGAACCTCGGACACAGGCGCCGGTGCAGGAGGGGCGCGCAGGATCAGCGCGAACACGGCGGCCACGAGGGCGCCGATGGAGCAGGCTGCGACCACGCCGAGGAGCCAGAGCAGGAGGGACATCTTCGTCCGGAACTCCGCCATCTCGACCTTGACGGCCTGCATGTCTTCGCCGGTTTTCACGGAAGCCTCCAGGGTTGAACTGCCCTT